GCTTCGATCACGATGGTGCCGCTGGGTGCCCGGTTGGTGATCATGATCTCCTTCGAGCAGCCGACCAGCTCGCGATAGATCACGTCGTTGGCCATGCTGAAGTTGTAGCTCTGCAGGCAGCCGCTGTAGGAGAAGGCGCTGAAGTTGGTGGTGTTGCCCTGCTTGAAGATCAGCGGGGTTGCTTGGTTAGCGTAGGTCGGGGTGGGCAGCGTCTCATCGGTCGGGGCGTTGTAGATGCCCGTCATGGTGAAGCTAATCACGGGGATCTGACCCACCTCACCGTTGATCTCGAAGGTGCCACGGCAACCGGTCAGCTTGTGGCGGATGCCATCCTCGTGATAGTGGATGGTGCAGCTCTCGAAGCCGCTGCTCTCGGGTGCGTAGGTGGCACTGGTGCTGGTCACCAGCGTCTCAGACAGACCGCAACTACGCAGCACCGGACCGTAGGCCGGAGCGGTGCCAGCGGTGCCAGAGCCGGCCAGCTCCACCTCGAAGCTCACCTCGACCCTGGTCTGAGCCAGCAGTTGATCGGCCTGCCCCATGTAAGGGCGCACCAGATCGCGGTTCACAGTCTCGGCAACCAGCGGCTGGATCTCGAGGTTGCGCACGAGAATGGCATTGCTCGAGCCGGTCGGGCTCGAATCAGTGCCGTAGGTGCTTTCAATCTTCGCCAGGATCAGGCGCCGGCGCGTCAGAACTGATGCCATCGGTGGCTACCTCAGGTTGTGGATGGGGAGCCGGCTGAGTTCGCTCGATGAGCTTTCGCTTGCCGGTTTTCTTGTCGACCAGATAGCTGCCGCCCTGGCCTTTGTGTTCGTCCATCATCGTAGCTACTACGGACTCTGCGCCAAATTAGCCACACGGGTCCGATACTTCACAACGTAGTCGCAGGAGATCACGCCAGATGGCTGGTCCGCCTCCTGCATATCGAAGCTCACGCCAGTCGGCTGCACGTCGTAGGCATGACCACCAACTGTTAGATCTGCCATCACCTTTGCGTGCAAGCTCTCCACGATCGGATCAGCTACCTGATCTGGGATGTTGCCGCGCACGATCACCGCAATGCGCACCGTGAGCGTCCAGTCCAGCGTCGGTGTACTGGTCAACTGCACGCACACATCATTGATCGGCTCGACCACGATGGCCGGCAGCTCGCCCCTAGCCAGCGGCTCCACCCTGCTGCGATAGATCCTGGTGCTCACGCCGGTGGTGTTCGTGAGCGCCGTGCGGATGCCGGCAAGGATCGACTCGCGCTTTGTTGTCATGCCGATGCCACCTGCACCACTGTGCAAATGATGCCCGGAATCCCCGGATGCGCGAATGGACTAGTGGCCGCGGCCTCGGCGTGGATGTACGCGTTGGCGTTGCTGGTCGCCCAGATCAGCTCGATATAGTCGGCCGCCGCCAGTTTGAGGATGAAGTTCACCGTCCCGATCACGTTGCCCTCAACGCCGCCATGGCTGGAGATGATGCTGAACTTGCTATCGCTATCGGCCACATCACCGCTAGCGCCGTTGTCGTTCTTGCGGAGCCACACGTTGATGTCGTGAATCTGCGCGTCGGAATTGCTGAATTGAATCGAGAACGTGAAGCTGTAGATCCCCGGATGGTCAACCGTGATCCGGCTATTGGAGATCACCTTGATGCCACGGTTGTCTAGATCGTTCTTCCGCAACAGGATCGGCGTCGGCGTATTTGCCGTAGCCGTTTGAGACGTTGAATCCCAGAACGAACCCCAGTTCGCGGGACTGCTGAAATACGGCAGCGTATTCCACGCTGTCCTGCCGTCACCGATCTTCAGGTTGCCGGTCTGACTTTCAAGGCCAGGCTCTCCCGCCATCAGCACAGGATTCTGTGCTGCCCACTGGCTCCGTGTGTTGACCTTGAAGGGACCGCTCATGTCTTCTGTATCCCGAGCTGAACGAACTTGCCGTCGTCAATCAACATTGTCTCGCGGACGGTGTAAGCAGTCCCATCCACAGTGATCGAGTCGCCGCGGATGAGACTGCCAAATGCGGAGGTTCTGGCGGTCAGCGTGTAGTCGGTGGTGAGCACCATCCCATCGCTTATCACCTGGCTGGGCATATCCAGGATCCCGTTGGCGGTAGTGGCGCCAGCCGTACAGCTAACGCCAAAGTCCGCCAGGAAGATGTCCAGATCCTCCGTGATTGCCATAATCAGCCGTACTTCGCGGAAGCCAAACCGATCACCGCAACAGCACCAGCGCCAGTACCACCAGCCACGGTGATGGAGACCTTCACAAAGCGCTTCAGGGAAGTCACGTTGACGAAGATCTTTTGTAGCGAGGCAGTGTTGGCGGTGGTGGTGGTGAAGGCACCGCCACTCACGTCGGTATAAGAACCGCCGGAGGTATCGGATTCGGTCAGCTTCACGGCATAGGTGACACCAGCACCGCCAGCTTCGGCGTCCAGCAGCACAGCAATGTCGCCTTCGTAGCCCTGCAGATCGATGGCAGAGCCGGTCCCGGTAGCGGTCACAACGTCGTTGCGGAGCAGGCCGAGAACCGTGGTCTTAGAGCCAAGGTTGTGGATGGTCATGATTTAGCCCTCCGTCGAGGGGTAGATGGTTTGGGTGCTGGTTGAGCAATAACTTCAACCAGATCGGCCACCTTGTCGGCGACCGCAACAGCTTTGCCAATGCCGATCAACAGCTTGGCGTCCGAGGGGGAGGCCTCAAGGACCTCCCCGAAACGGACCACCTGGCCTGCCAGCATCGTTTGCCGTAGGACCTTGATCAACATGATCAGAGGGTGTCGTTGCCGCGGCTGAAGGACTCAGGATGGCGGATCGCGATATCGCAGTCCTGCATCGCCACAACGCGGACGGTGCCGCTGGTGCTGTGGGTGTAGGGGTCCACCATCAGGTCGAGGCCAGAGAAGTAGCCGATGATCAGGTCGGCGAAGTTGCCGAACCACAGATCGCCAGAAGCAACTTGGTTGGACAGCACACCGCGGTAGCCGTTCACCTCGCCGTTTTCCATGATGAAGATGCCGGAGCCGGCGTCCTTCTTCGTGGTCTTGAGGTTGCCGCGCATAGCAGCGTTCATCAGGTACACAGGCGTACCCAGCAGAGCGTTGGCGGTAGCCACGTCGCTCTCCAGTGCCACCACTTCAGCGAAGGTAGGAGCAGCAGCAGCGAAGTCCTCGGTGCCGATGCCGGTGGTGTTCTTCAGACCCAGGGGCTCGCTGTTGGAGCCAGTGCCATACAGGCCGGCAGCGTCGATCTTCAGAGCAATCACGCTGGCCAGGTCGCTACGCACCATGTTCTCCACATCGATGGAGGACTGGATCATCAGGCGACGGCTGAAGTCGGTATAGGCCGCCACGGTGCGGGGCACCAGACTCACCTGGTCGACGGTCTGCTGGGACTCAGTGGGCGAACCGGACTCGGCCACCCAGTAAGCGGTAGCAGCGCCGGACTGGCGGGGGATAGCCACGTTGCCGGTCAGGCCGGTCAGCACGGTGGCGCCAGCTTGATCCAAGGCGGAAGCGTTGCGAAGCAGGTCGATGAACGAACCAGCATCCAGATCGGTGGCAACCAAGTTGCCGCCGGCGGAAGCGGTGCCGACGTTCAGGTCACGGCGCAGCACATCCTGGGGGATGGTGATGCCACGGGACTGACGGCCGAGCTTGGCAGCAGCAGCTTCAGAGGCCTCGATCTCGAACGCAGCAGCCTCACGGGCAGAGCGATCGGTCGGGTTGGACAGATAGTTGATGGCGCGCAGGAAAGAGAAGCTGCGGCTCTCCTTCTCGCTGAGGCCAATGTCGGCGGCCTGCATGGTCACAGTCTCCTGGGGGATGTTGAGCTTGTCGAGGACAGCAGCACGAGCCTCGTCGATTGAACGACCAGACTCGACCATCTGCCGGCCAAGGTCCTCCATGCCGTGCTTGGTGCACAGGGAGGTGATGTCCGAGATGCGGGCGCGCTCAGCCTCAGCGGCTTCGGCACGCACCACGGCCAGATCGGGGGTGGTGTTTTCCATTGAAGGAATGGGATCGGGTGTTGGTGCTGCCGAAGCAGCATTGTCATCCTCAAGCGATCGGCCAATCCCGACGCCGGGGTCAGCCGGCACCGAGACAACGCTGATCTCGTAAGGAGACCAAGCAGTAGCGAGATAATCGCCACTGCCACGCTCCTCCATTTTGTCGATGGAGTAGCCGAAGGAGACGTTTCGGAGAACGCCATCCTTCACATCGCTCAAGATCTCTTGAGCGAATGGGTTGCGGCTAAACCGCACACGCGCATATCCTCGGCGCTTATTGCCGTCGATATACGCGCGCTCCACAACACCGATCACGCGATCAGGGTTGTGGTTGAACAACAGCGGAGCGCCATCGTTCAGGCGACTCAGATCAGCCGCCTTGCCTTCGTGGCTCAGGATCTCATTGCCGAAATACCGAGCCACCGGATACTCCGAACTGAATGGGAACTCGAAGGTCCGCTCTTCCACCTCATCAAAGCTGGTCAGCTCTGCACGCTGATATTTGCCCGTCAGGCTCCGCAGTGCCGCAATCTTGGTGAGCGTCGAGAATTTATGGCCGACCAGCGTCTCGGTCGCCTCCCAGCCTTCCTCGCCTTCGCTATAGATCCGAATCAATGCAGCAGGATCCTCGGCGCTGGCGTCAATGCTGAACTCCGTGTCGGGTACGCCCAGCGTGCCCTCACGCATCACATGCTCGATCCGGCCACGCGCAGTACCACCGCTCGAATCCCATTGCACGAAGTCGCCTTCGCTCAGCTCATTTGCTGCAGCGCGATTGGCTTCACCGTCGCCCGTAGCTTCCTCGAACATGATCGGATCGAAGTCATGCTCAGCTAGCCACGCCCGTGCCTCAGCCGGCGTGAATTGCGAGCTACGGAACCGGATCGCCTGAATCTCAGACTCTCCTTCCTTGATCCCGTAGATGAAGTCAATGCCTGAGCCGCCCGCATCGTTCTCTCGACGCAACGAGTCATACTGCGCGGGATCGGTCAACCGAGCAGCATGTTCGTTCGGATAGGGGCGCTCTAAGTCCACGGCGCTTCTTTCTTGTATTGCCTTGATTCTATCGGCCTTCGATGTAGCCCATTCTTGGCCAGCATCTCCGCCCCATGCTGCCCATGCCACACGCCCAGGTGACGGATAGCCATCCTCACCCGGACTGAATCCTTCGCCCTGCTTGTCCACTTCATGCCGGGCGAACCATGCCGCCATCGTGATCACCGTGTCGGCGCTCAACTCATCACCGCTCAGGATCTGCCCAGCTCGCGTAGCCGCCACCTCGGTGCCACCATCGCGCCCTTCAGCCTTCCAGTCCCGGTAGCGCTGCGCCTCTTCCTTCATGCCCTCCGTGGGCATCAGGTCGATCTCCTGCCCCTCGATCGTTGCCATCAATCCTCAGGCGCCTCGGTCGGATCCTCGAGCACACTCAGCTCCTCATACTCCTCCTCCTCTACAGGCGCCTCCGTCTCCTCGAACGCTGGCGTCGCACCCATCGGCATAGCAGCCTGCACCGCACCGCCCTCGGTCACCTCGCTCGGGTCGGTGTCGGTCACAATGTCCAGTTCATCGAGCATTGCCAGCTCCGCCTGACGCGCCACCAGCACATCCTCAAGATCGCCGCCCTGCTCAGCGATCACCTGGCCGAGCGTCTTAAAGCCGCACCGCACAGCCGTCTTGTACGCATCCACCTCCTTCTGGGGATCTACCCAGTCCCAACTCCGGGGCACCCAGCGGCTAGCACGATATCGATCAGGGTTGCTCTCATAGCCAGGCAAACTCAGCGCACCACTCAGCACCGCCATCT